TGTTGAGGGTATGGTAAATAATTGGTTAGTTCAATTTGAAATCAATGAAAACTAAACTACTAGTTATACTAATATTTTTATCATCTTGTTCTTTAGAGCGTAGATTAGAAAAGTATTGTCCTCTATGTGTTCAAGAAACTAAAACAGTTACAGAATATAGAGATACTACTATTGAGATACCTGGCGAAACAGTTACAATAGTTGACTCATTATATTGCGATAGTTTAGGGAATGTAGTGTCTAGGTTTGGAGATATATTAAAAGATAAGAATGGTAAGATATTAAGTTTAGAAACAAGGTTAAGAAACAATGTTTATTATTCGAGAGCTAAAGTGGATACTGTTTATAAAACTATAAAAGGTAACACAATATACAAGAAAGAAGTTATCTATCTGAAGGGCAAGGATATAAAGTACATACCTTCGTGGGTTATTTTCCTATCTTATTTAGGAGGAATTTTATTAACTTTGTTACTAATATATATCGTTTACAGAATCATTAAAGCTCACACACTTTGAAAACAAAACTTATACTAATAGCTGCTTCATTTTTATCTATATTATCCCCAGTAATGCCTATGATTTATATAGCATTTTTTGTTATATTGGTTGATACTGGATTTGGTATTTGGAGATCCGTTAAAAAGGGAGGATGGAAAGCATTTAGAAGTAGACGTTTGAGTCATACGTTAAGTAAGGCATTTTTATATTCAGGAGCAATATTAATGGTATTTTTAATAGAGAAATATATTGCTGGAGACTTGATAGGTCATTTTATATCTGTTGATTTGGTAATGACAAAAATGATAGCATTCTTTTGTGTAGCTACAGAGATTAAGTCAATCAATGAGAGCTATGAGGATGTAACTGGGAAGAACATGATCAAAGCCGTTCGTGACTTTGTTACGAGAGCAAAAGAAGAAGCAAAAGATTTAACTGAATAATAAGAAAATGGATTTAGATATATCTAAGATAGTTCAAAGTAGACTGAAAAAAACTCAGTATTTTCAGGAGAAAACTCCTAAGAATCAAATATACTTACATCACACAGCTGGTGGAGGTAATGCTGTGTCAGTAGCTAATTATTGGAATGGTACTAAAGAGATGGTTGCAACTGCATTTATTATAGGTAGTAATGGAACTATTGTTCAATGTTTTTCGTCTAAGGAGTGGGCTTATCATTTAGGTTTAAAAAGTTCAGCATTCTCAAATGTGGGTGCTCCTTATAAGTCGTTAGATAAGTTTTCGGTTGGGATTGAGGTTTGTAATTATGGACCACTAAAGGAGAAGGACGGAAAATTTTACAACTATGTTGGTGGAGTTATTGATCCGAGTCAAGTGACTAAATTAGACAAGCCATTTAAAGGGCACGTTAATTGGCAGAAATATACTGACGATCAGATTGAGAGTTTACGTCAATTGTTAGTTTATTTATGTAAGACTTATGATATTCCAAAAGATTATAATGATGACATTTGGGATATATCAAAAAGAGCAATAGAGGGGGATGATGGTATATTCACTCATAACTCTGTAAGAAAAGATAAATCAGATATGTATCCATGTCCACGAGTAATTGATATGTTAAAAAGTTTATAATGAAAAAAGAAGGAAATATAAAGGTAGATAAATCAATTGATAGACCAGGTGTACATTCTAAGACCAAGGCATCTAAATTGAAGAGTTCTAAGAATTATAAGAAAAAATATCGTTCACAAGGTAGATAATTATAACTACTGTATCATTTATTATATTTTTTTATTACATTTACTATATGTTAGTATATATAGCAATAAATAAAATAAACAGTAAAAAATACATTGGCTATACCACCAAAGCATTACACGAAAGAATAAAAACTCATGTAATAAAGGCTTATAGTAAATCATCAAAACATTATGATTATAATTTTCAAAGAGCTATAAGAAAGTATTCTATAGATAGTTTTACATGGGAAGTATTATATAATTGTTGCAGTAAAGAAGAATGTATTCAAAAAGAAATTGAATGTATTAAGCACTATAATTCCATATCTCCTAATGGTTATAATTTAACTCATGGTGGGGAAGGTGGTGTACAATCAGAAGAAACTAAATTAAAGATTTCAAATTCTGTTAAAGAATATATTAGGTTAAATCCAGATAAGTACAATAGGATACTTAATATGACATCAGAATCCAGAAAAAATGTAGCTAAAAAAGCATGGGATACAAAAAGAAAAAATGGATATAAATATCCATCAGGGTTTAAAATAAGTGATTTGTCAAAACAAAAAATGAGTATAACTAAAAATAATAAAAATAAATGTGGTTGGATAAATATTAATACTAATGAAATATTATATAAATCCTTAACCGATATGTCAAAATATACAGGTTTAAGTTCAGGCGTATTCAATCACCTTAAACAAGGAAGACAGAAAAAAACTAAATGTGGATGGATGTTTTATGTAAAATAAATATATAATATTTTTTTTAGTAAATTTGTCTTATGAAAGTAAATAATTATCCAGTAAAGACTCCAGCAGCTGGAGATAGACTATTTGGTAGCGATTCAAATGGTGATCAAAAACAGTTTGATATGTCAAACTTTTTAGGTGAGGGTTTTACTTACCAAATAGGCGAGTATGTTGCCGATAAAGGTGGTGTAATATTTCATAGATATTTAGACGGAAGCAATGAAAATTATCTTGTTGTTGCAATTACTGATCAGAGTACAGGTCAGGCGTGGAGTAATGTTGCTTCGTTAATTGGTTCATCAGCTCAAAGTACTTGGAATGGTTTAAGTAATAGTAATGCGATTATAGGGCAGTCTGGATTTACAAGTGGAATTGTTTCAACTTGCTTAAATTATTCTATTAACTCTGTTGATGATTGGTATTTACCATCATTTGATGAATTGTATTTAGTTTTTAATAATAGATTTAATATTAATAGAACATTATCTGGAAACTCAAGTTATGGTTCAATCTCTGGTGCAACACAAATATCATACGCTACATATTGGAGTAGCACAGAACTTGATGCCAATGGAGCATGGACGGTTAATTTTCAATATAGCACTGGTGCTTCTCTTAGTAAAACTGGCGGAACTGGTGGATATGCTAGAGCAGTTAGGAAATTCAGTATTTAATTACTATATTTGTTGTAAAATTAAATACAATGAATACAATTGAACAAGAACAGTTAGCAAGGCTAACGGAATTAAACCGTAGCTTTAGAGATCTTAAATTTCAAATAGCTGACATCGAACTTTCTTTAGAGAGACTAAAGAATCAAAAGAAAGCAACTCTAGTAAACCTAGAGGTTTCTGTACATGACTTGGCTAAGTATCAAGAAGAGCTTACTGCAAAGTATGGCGACATAACGATCAATCTTCAGACTGGTGAATATCATTAGAAAAATATCAGTCGGTCCTGATTACATGAAGTCAATGAACTACACTGTAGGTCAGGAGGTTCTTGATAAAAGTTATACCATCTATCAAATAATTAGAAATGATGAAGGTACAAAGCTTTATATAATCAAGGACAGTGAGATTACCTTATGGAAGGAATTCTCGATTACAATGCCAATATCAATAGAGTTTAATATCAATTTCTAAATGAAAGCTCCATACTGCTTTATCATCAAGCCAGTTGATGGGAGGCGGTACGACAATATAAGAACTTACGGTAATAGTGAGTTCATTATAAGTGCCTCCCAAGAAGACTACACTGTGTCTAATAGATTCGGTGAGGTTGTTTCTATACCTATATACTACAATGGTCCAGTAAAGCCAGGAGACGTTGTTGTAGTGCATCATAATGTGTTTAAGTACTACTATGATATGCGTGGCAGACAAAAGAGCAGTTGGCATCATCTAATGGACGATCTATTCGTTGTAGAGCCTGAGCAAGTGTACTTGCATTCAGTAGACAATGCTAACTGGTCTGCGCTATCACCTTTCTGCTTTATACGACCAATCGCTTCAGAAGACAAGATGATAAGTTCATTAAGTGGTCTTGAAGAACTATGGGGTGAGGTTGTCTTTAAATCTGAAGATCTGAATGAGGTTTCAGTTGGAGACGTAGTATCTTTTACTCCAGACAGTGAGTATGAGTTTAGAATTAACGATGAGATTCTTTATAGAATGTTTAATAAGAATATATGTCTAAAAAAGTAGAAATATTAGAAGCTGCAAAGATGGCTATTGACGAGCTGGTTAAAGTACTTAGAGCACCTATCGTGACTCATAGTGAGGACGATATATCAGCCGACAAGTTAAAGAACGCTGCATCGGCTAAAAGACTTGCTTTCGAGGATGCATTAAATATGCTGGCAAAGATCGAGGAGGAAGAAGATAGAGATTCAAATACATCTACAGTTGTGACGGCTGGCACTGGAGGCTTCGCTGAAGGCAGAGCTAAAAAGAAGTAAAGCAAAATACTTTTTACAAAAATATAATTAAATGGAAAATAGTCTTTACACTGTACTTAATGATTACATACCTAAAAATGTAGTAACAACTAAAAACAAGAAGCAATCTTGGAATTATGGTTATAACGCTGACTATGATGTGGTTGTTATATCTAAGGATGGAACTATAGGTGATGTTTATGAGATTAACAGCATAAGAGTTGCGCTTCCGCCTACTCCTAAGAAGGTAGATGACATCGGTAATAAGTGGAAAGCTAAAGAATATCCATCTGAATTACAGAAGATTAAAACCATATTTGATTGGAACAGAAGAGATAACAATTTCAAATCAAAGTATGTAGATTATATTGAATGTGAGTTCGATAGACGTGATAGTGGGTATTGGTTTATGAATAACGGTAAGTCAACATACATTACTGGAACTCACTATATGTATTTACAATGGACCAAGATTGATATTGGTCTACCTGATTTTAGGGAATCAAATAGAATTTTTCATATTTACTGGGAAGCTAGCAAGGCTGACAATAGATCATTTGGTATGTGCTATTTAAAGAATAGACGTTCTGGATTCTCTTTTATGTCAAGTGCTGAGATATGTAACACTGGTACAATGGTAAGGGATTCAAGGATTGGTATATTATCCAAAACTGGACCTGATGCCAAGAAGATGTTTACCGACAAGGTTGTTCCAATTGTAAGAAACTATCCGTTCTTTTTCAAGCCGATTCAGGATGGTATGGATAATCCAAAGACTGAATTAGCATTTCGTGTTCCAGCGAGTAAGATTACTCGTAAGAATATGGATCAAGAGAATCAAGAAGAGTTTGATGGATTGGATACAACTATTGACTGGAAGAATACAGCAGACAATAGTTATGATGGTGAAAAGCTATTGTTATTAGCTCACGATGAGTGCTACGCTCCAGATACTAAAATACTAACATCTGATTTTAAATTTAAAGAAATAAAAGACATAGAGATTGGAGATGAAGTTATAGTTGAGGGAGGTTTAATTAAAAAAGTTGTTAAGAAAACAAATGGAATAACTGATAGGTATTTAGTAAAACAGCCTTACGGAAAAGATTATATAGTTACTAAAAATCATAGACTTGTCTTTAACGAATACCGAAAAGGTGAAGTAATATTAACTCCAGAAGAGTATATAAACAGCTCTAAATTTAGGAAGCAACACTTAACTAGAATTACTTCAAAGGGTATAGAGTCAGAGGATTTATTTGAAGGCATCCCGCCATTTTTACTTGGTTTATGGCTAGGTGATGGCAGAAGTAATTGTATGACTATTTTAGTTAATAAATATGAAGAGCCAGAACTCTTAGATTATTTAGGAAAGATTGCTCATATAAAAAACATAGAGTTTAAATTAAGAAAATCTACATCTGATAAGATTGTAGAATTTGCGTTTTTAGGTATAAATAGCGAACTTAGAAAAATAAATGTTTATAATAATAAGCATATTCCTGAATCGTATATTAAATCTTCTATTGATACTAGACTACAATTACTGGCTGGTATTATTGAAACAGACGGTCATTCAGATAAAAAAAAGAATATTATATCTATAGGAATGAGTAGAAAAGATTTAATTGAGCAAATTAGATTTTTAACTCTTTCTTGCGGATTAAGCTGTAGCAACGTAAAGGAAAAAGATACAAATTTTAATACAAAGTCTTACAATATTAGTATATCTGGAGATTTAGCATCAATACCTTTAATTACTAAGAAAAAATCATTTTATGATTATGTTCCATGTACTAGGGGTAGAAGAAATAAAGTAAGTGTAGAGTACTTAGATAAAGGTGATTATGTAGGTATTCAAGTTGATGCAGATAATGACAATGAAAGAAAGTTAATACTTAGTGATTTCACTATAAGTATGAATAGTGGTAAATGGCTAAAGCCAGAAAACATCCTAAACAACTGGCGTGTAACGAAGACTTGTTTACGTTTAGGTAGTAAGATTGTAGGTAAGTGTATGATGGGGTCAACATCTAACGCACTAACAAAAGGTGGAGAAAATTTTAAAAAATTATACAATGACAGTAATCCGAGAGTTAAGTCGGCAAATGGACAAACTAGAAGTGGTCTCTATTCGTTATTCATTCCTATGGAATGGAATATTGAAGGATATATTGATGAGTTTGGACATCCAGTTTTTGATAACCCTACTAAACCTATAAAGGGTATTGATGGAGAGATGATTCATCAAGGAGTTATTACTTGGTGGAATAATGAGGTTGCGGCATTAAAGTCTGACGCTGATGCATTAAACGAGTTCTACCGTCAGTTCCCTAGAACAGAATCTCACGCATTTAGAGATGAGTCTAAGCAGTCGGTATTTAACTTAACTAAGATATATCAGCAGATAGACTATAATGACTCACTTATAAAGGACCACGTACTAACTAGAGGTTATTTTCATTGGAAGAATGGTAAGTTAGATAGTGAGGTTGTTTGGACTCCTGATCCAAAGGGTAGATTTTTGGTGTCTTGGATACCAGAGCATAACATGAGAAACAATGTAATAACAAGGAGTGGTAAGAAGTACCCTGGAAATGAGGACTTGGGCGCATTTGGATGTGACCCATACGATATATCTGGTGTAGTAGGTGGAGGTGGATCGAATGGTGCATTGCACGGAATGACTAAGTATCACATGGCAAAAGCTCCAGTTAATGAATTTTTCTTAGAGTATGTAGCTAGACCACAGACGGCAGAGATATTTTTTGAAGATGTATTGATGGCGTGTATTTTTTATGGTATGCCTATACTGGCGGAGAACAATAAGGCACGATTACTTTATCATTTTAAGAATAGAGGGTATAGGGCATACTCAATGAATAGACCTGACAAACATAAGGCAAAGCTATCAAAGACAGAGCTAGAGATTGGCGGAGTACCCAACTCTTCTGAGGATATGCGTCAAGCTCACGCATCATCAATTGAGACATATATTGAGGAGTACGTAGGTCTTGATACTGAGGGTACGTATAGAGATCCTGACAATATGGGGTCTATGTATTTTAGTAAAACTTTAGAGGATTGGGCTAAGTTTGATCCTAACGATAGAACAAAGTATGATGCATCCATTAGTTCAGGTTTAGCTATTATGGCTACACGTAGGCATTTGTTTGCTCCAGAGAAAAAAGAATCGAAAATAAGTATTAAATTTGTAAAATACGACAATCGTGGTACAAGAAGCGAAATAATAAAATAAATGGAGAAATTATCAGTTGTAATTTATCAGTCACCCTTCCCTAATCAGATGGCTACAGATGAAGAGAAAGCCACTACAGAATACGGATTAAGAGTAGGAAAAGCGGTTGAAGGGGAGTGGTTTAAAAGAAAAGCAAATACCTGTAGGTTTTACGATCAATGGGGAGAATTTCACCGTTTAAGATTATACGCAAGAGGAGAGCAGCCAATTCAAAAATATAAGGATGAGTTGTCAGTTAATGGCGATATGTCTATGATGAATTTAGACTGGACTCCAATTCCAATTATACCAAAGTTCGTTGACATTGTTGTTAACGGAATGAACGATAGGTTATTCACAATCAAAGCC